CCAAGCTGAAGAACCATCCATGAAGTTAGAACTAAATCCTAGATATTTTTTAATACCTTGAGTTCTAGGGTCAATTTTATTTTTATAATAAAACCTTAATGAACTAACTGTATCAAATAATCCATCAACAGCACCATCAGTTACTTTGTAAGCTTGTGTATATTTTCTAGCTTGTTGAACAGTATCCTCATAATGTCTTAATGTTCTCATTGCAAATTTACTTTTCTGCCAAACAGCAGCAGTTTGTTCACCAAGAACAGAACCTAGACTTCTCATTGCAAAATCAGACTTACCTGTCATTTTTCTAATACCAGCATTAGTCATGTAAGAGAAACCTTTAGGTAAACCTGAAGCTTGTATAACTGTATTTGCTTTTGCTCCTTGTGGTATCATTTGAGCTGTATGAACACCGTCACTTAATAAACCTTTAAATATATTATCAATTTCTAATTCATCTTTTCCTGCAATATGTTTCCAAAATGCATCATCAGGTACCCATTGTTTTAAAGTATTATCATTTACTAATGTGTGATAATCACTAGTATTAATATGTTTTCTGATTATTTGATATTCTGGTAAAGCCATCAACTTACTTGAATCTTTAGCAAATACAGATTGAACTCTACCATTAATTAAACCATGTTTTCTTCTAAGCTTTCTATCTTCTTTAAGTGCTTTTTTAACTTCTGGTATTAAGTCATCTAGTTGTGTAGGGTTTAATTGTAGCTTAGCTAAATCTTCAGAATTATTATTTAAAGCAGTAGCTATTTTCTTTTCATCTGGAGTTAAATTATCCCAAGCTTGTTTACCTGCTTTACTTCTATCTTTAGTAGCTTTAACAATAGTATTGTGTAATTCAATAGCTTCCTTTTTATTACCAAGATATCTAGTACTACCACCTTTTAATCTTCTAGCTTTTTCAGCTACTAAGAGGTCAGTACTTCTTGACCATTTTTTAATCTTACCTAAGTTTAATAATCCACCAGTAAAATATTCAGCAGGTAAAGCTGAAGCAAAATCTAATAAACCAGAAGTAACTTTGTAAGCAGTTGTACCTGGTTGATATATCTGGCCAGATTCATACCTACCCCATGAATAAGGTGTTTGTTGAGCATCATTTAAAAATTCTCTTTGTGCATACTCAGTAATATTCATATCATTGTAATTAGTTCTTCTATCAGCAAATATTTTTATTTTATTAGGATTATCTATACCTGTGTAATTAATATTTCCATTTGCATCTAGTTCTTTGATAGGAGAACCAACCTTTAAATAATATAAATCTTTAGCTTTCTGTTCATCTCCTTTAAATTTTAAAAGTAGTTCTTGATATATTGGGTCTTCTTCAGCATGTATAGATTCAAAAAAGAATACTTTGCTTCTATCCATATTGACAGCTTCACCATTCATAACTTTTTTAGCTGCAGCCCAGATATAATTTTCTCCAGAAAATTTAATTGCTTCTTTCATAAAATCAATATTTTGTTCAAGTTCTCCTGGACCTAAATCTCTACCTAAGTTTGGAACTTCAGATATATTTACTAAAGAAGCTATATTAGCTTGTGCTACATCTGGAGTATATCCTTTTTCTAATAATTCATCATATCTTCTAAGGTCTTGATAATATCTCCAAATACGACCTTGTGCTCTATAAGGAACACCTCCACCACCAAATTGTAATACATCGGAAGTTGGTAAAGGATTCCATTTATTCCAAGTCTCTCTAATTGCATCTAAAGTACCCACTACCCATATAGGTAATGACCATCCACCTACTTCATCAGGAGTTCTACCACCTGGAGCCCAACCACCAGAAAGTATATCCATAACACTAAGATGCATATCATCTGTTATTTTTTCATCTCTAAACTTTGCAGATAACTCATCCCAGTTTTTTGATTCTTGTAATACCCATTCTTCTTGAGCTTCATCAGCTAACATTTGTTTTGAAAGGGTTTCTGATACAGGTAGAACTTGTTCAGCAAAAATTAATTGTTTATCTTTAATTGGAGCAGCTAAAGAATCTCTAATCATACCTGATTGTAACTGGTTAAGAATAGGTCTAAATTCAGGACTGGAATATAATTTAACTAAATCTTGTTCCATCTTTTGAGCCATGTAGTAGCTCTGTTCCATAAAAGGGTCTAAAAACATTATGTACTTCTACTATTGAGTAATTGAAGTATAACAGGGTGAGGATTTACTTGATACATAGCAGATAATAATATATCAACATTATTAGCTATATCTCTTGATGGTCCTGCCCCTTCTCCCATTGGTATTCCTTGTGTAGCTGGTTGGTCTGGAAAGTCTGTTCCACCGAAAACATCTGGTCCTGCTGCATCTGGCATTGGAAATGGAGCATTAGCTCCTCCTGAATCTCCTAATGGAGCTCCTTGTTGTTGTTGTTCAAAAGCTGCACTTTCACCATAATCTGCATTTGGTAATCTCATAACTGGTTGATTTCCATCAGTTCTTTGACTTAATGCACCTGGTCCACTTACAGCATTTTTCCTACTAGGAGTTGGTTGTCTGTAACCACCTTTAGATTTCCGTACCATAATATCCTTCCTCATCAGTAATCATTATTATTATATTTGGTAATGGTTTAATTATTTGCATTGGTGGCATAGGTGGCATTGGGTCACCATATGGTTGTTCACCAAATTCAGTATCAATAATATCCCAAAATAAATTATCAAGATTTTCCATTACATTCCTCCTAAAGCACCAGCTACTGTTGGAGGAGCTTGTTGTCCAGGCCCCATCATTTGTTGTTGCTGTTGCATACCCATTTGTTGTTGTTGTATGTATGCTTCTTCTTCAGGAGACATTTGTGGCTCTTGTGGAGTATAAAACAGTTTTAATATATCTGTCATTTCAGAAGGATATTCATAAATAGCAATTACTGCCATTGTAGCTGCTGGGTCTCCTTGAGCACTTCTAGCAAGAACAGATTCAAATAAAACATTTTCAGCTTTATTTTTTCTAATACGCTCTTGCACTTTAGCAATATTATCAAGTCCATCAATGTTATCTTGTAATGTTTCTACATCTATAACACCTGCTTGCAATAATTGCAAACCAGTAACAATTTTTTGTGGTTCATCAAAACCAGCCATAACTCCATAAACTCTTCTAGTTCTATAATCTCCTCCAATATCTGCTATAGGAGAATAGTTTTCTGAGAATGCAGTACCAGCATAATAACCTTGTATTGGTTTTTTTCTTAATTCTTCAAATTGTGCAGATAACAAACTATCAAGTTCTAATCTTTTTTCATCCATAGATTCAATACCATGTTTGATTATTTCTCTATATTCATTAATCATTAATGACATAGTTCCATTAAGTTCTTGTAATCCTGCACCAGTAACAAATGAGTTAGGTGATTGAGCATCATCAGTAACTGGATAACCACCTACTAATCTAAGTTGTCTTTCTAACCTATCTACTTGTTGAAACAATTGATAAGGTATATTATTTTGTGGTTTAGAAACTTGTGTACCTGGAGCAAGATAGTTAATTGCAAATCTACCTTTTCTATATTGTCCAGATTCTAATTCTCCAGATATGTTTGTCTCTGTAAATACAGAGTCTTCCATAGCTATTGATGACATAATATTAATTTTGGCCATCATACCCATCAAACCAATGATGTGGTCATATTGTCCTTTTAGTTCATCAAAAGAAGTTCTCTTCATAAACACAAAAGGTGGAGTAGAAAGATAATTTGGAACAAAGTCCAGAATCATTTTCTTTTCAGGAAACACAATATAAGTTCCACCTACATCGTAGTATTCTATAATTCGAACACCCTGCCCAGTATTATCTTCCCAATTATTTTCTTTATCATTTTGATATTGAGTTCCAACACCACCTCTTCCGAAAGCAGTTTCAGATGTTTCTTCTTCAGGTGGATTTAAGATATCTTTAGCATACTCAGGATAGAGTTGAGCAAGCTTATATCTTGGTACTCTTCTTAATACAGCTAATTCTCTAGGTTCTTGGTTAGGACCAAAGTTCCCAGGGAATGTATCATAAGGGTCACGGAGTTCTGCTGTTGGGTATATATAACCATTTTTATCTGTTCTTGTCGTTATTATCCACGCAGCATAACCATACCCTGGCAACCATCTAGCTGCCTGACTTAACTGTAAATTAAGATTTTGATGTTCATCATATGATGTAACAATTCTTTCTAACTTCTCTGCTCTTCTTTTAGCTCTGTCAGAAGTATTGTGATTTAATATATCTACTCTAACATCTGGTACACCTGATATTTTTTGAGCAAGTCTATCAATACCAGATTGAAGCATGTTAGGTGCAGGTAATAAATCTGCATCTGATGTCTCCATTGAATTTCCTAATAGAGCTTTCATTCCTTCACTTCCACCATTTAATATTGCTTTGATTCTTGCTTTTTGCACTTGTCTGTGCTTACTAGGTTTCCCTGAAACAAGTTGAGTAGCGTTATCTACTATTTCTTGATAATTTTTAATTTGTATATTTTCTATCCCCATGGTGCCTCATTATAGTCGGTTCCTTTGAAATTTGTGTGACTTGCGTTATAATCTAGTCCCATAGTAGCAAGTTGCTCTTTGTTCATTCTTCTAAACACTTTCATTGGAAACCATCCAGCCATCACTATATCAGTTTTTTCTTTGTTCCGCTGTGAAACAGGTTTTCCATCAAAATATAATAACTGTGTTTTATAAGCATTTATTTTAGCCATACTTTCATTATTTCCAACTGGTAAATGTATTTTTTGATTTTCAAATAAACCAGCCATTGAACCTACACCATACATAGGGTCATGTTTATTTTTTCCAGTAACATGTCCTTGCATAGTTATACCTGACCTTAAAACAAATTCTTTTATTTTATCATCTTGTCTTATAGCAGATTGAAATCCATTTTCTTCAATAACCCAATGTTGTAAATCATATTTGTGATACCAGTCAGACATAATTTGTAAAGCATGTTTCACTCCCCCACCTTGTCTGTTCTCTAAATCAATTAAGAAAAGCTCACCTCTATAAGAGTTTATACCCCATAGTACAGCTGCTTGATATCCTGACGAAGCTGGGTCAAGTCCCGCAACTAAATGCAATCCACCTGGTATCTGCCCTATCGTCAAGTCTGGCCTAAAACAATTATCAATCATATCCATAGTAAAGATTTGTGTACCTTCAACAAAGGCTTGATTGTAATAAACCATTTCATAAATCTTTCTACCACCTGTAGTCTCTGCTGCACGCATACGAGACATTAACCAAGGGAAAGTTCTTTTTCCTGGCCATAACATACACTCAGTATGTTCTGATTCAAAATGGTCAGGTATAGGACAAGCTATATCATGTGCTGTTTCAACTATTGTTGTAAAACTATCATTAGCAAGTAAGTGATGATATAAATCATCTGAGTGTTGTCTTGAACCAATTACTACTACAGCAGTGTGTTCCTCTTTTCTTGATGAAAGAGTTGTTGTCCACCATTGTCTAGTGTTCTCTCTTGCACCAGGTTGCATAGTAGTTTGATGGTCTTCAATGTCATCAGCAATAATCAAGTCACAGTCACGAGATAGAATCTTTCCACCCTTACCTATAGCAACCATAGTTGGTGATTTAATACCTGGTACTGTTCTTGTACCTACAGTAAATTGATTCTGTGACCAGTTCTTTCCTGAACGGTTATCAGGTTTAAAATTCTTTCCAGGAGGACAGAAGTCTTCTATCAATCTGTCATTGTCATCAAGATGTTCTAGTACAGAGCTTAATGCGTTCTTGGCAATATCCTCGTTACCTCCAACCCACATGATTCTTATGTTGGGGTTCTTCATTATTTGGTATATAGCAAAGTGTATAAGTAGTTCTGTCTTTCCATGTCTTGGGGGTGACAGTATTAATAACTCTTTACCGTTCTCTATACTGTCTTCTATGTTAAGTATCCAGTTTTCATGAAAGTCTGCAGTCTCGAATTTTTCCCCTGTTTCTGTAGCAAAGTATTTAGAGCGAAAGCTAGAAAAATTTTGTAATATTTCAGCCTGGGTTTCACTTAGTTGCCAGTCTTCGGCTTTAATCTCATTATCTCTGTCTATCTTGTAGGCAGCGAGCATGCGAGAAACAGTAGCTGAGCTGGTGCCAATGGCCTCTGATACCTCTAGGGTGGTGATAAGGCCCCCTGCTAAGTCTTCTGCATAGGTTGCTTTAAAGTTCTCATAGTGTGTACCCCTCCTTACAGAAGCATAATCACCAGTATCGGACTTTAAT